GGTGATCGAAGGCGTGTGTAGAGACCTTGACGTTCCGTTCTTCTCGTGTCTAGGGTATACATCGCAGTCTGAGTTGTGGCGTGCGGCTCAACGGCAGATTGGGTACGAGAGTGATGGCAAGCAAGGTGTGATTATTCATCTTGGCGATCACGACCCATCCGGCCTCGACATGACTCGTGACATAGCTGCTCGGTTCAAGACATTTCAGGCATCAGTCATTGTCAACCGTATAGCACTCAACTGGAATCAAGTCGAGCAATACAACCCGCCGCCGAACCCAACGAAACTCACAGATTCAAGATCGTCTGGCTATGTGTCTGAGTTTGGTGGTTCTTCTTGGGAGCTTGACGCTCTTGAACCATCAGTGTTGAATCGCTTAGTACACGATACGGTTGTTTCGTATCGGAATGAGGTTCAATATGAAGCAACAATGGTGACGGAATATGAGATGGTTGATGCTCTTAGGGATTTAGCAACAACACCGTGGGAAACTTTACGCGACCTACTAGAAGCAGTTTAGGAGTTGAGTGGAGTGCAGGATAAACAAGACCAAACAAGATGGCATAAACAGGATCGAACAGGTTGGCTTCGAGGACCAGTACAAAGGAAGTACCACAAGATTGAATCCGTGTTCAAGCGGGATCCAGAGAACAACTTCAAGACGTTCCTTGATGGTGAGTGGTCAATCCCTGAGTTTAGGTCTTTGGCCGACGCCCAATGGTACGCGACTGAGAAGATTGATGGTACAAATTGCCGGATCGAAGTAGGCGAAAATGGGTACCGGATCGGTGGCCGGACTGATAATGCGCAACTCCATCCTGAGATGGTAGATGTCTTGCAGTTGTTTGGTAATCGAGCATTTCATGAAAGGCTTGGTGGCTTGACGCTGTTTGGTGAAGGGTGCGGTCCCGGAATCCAAAAGGGAGGGGAGAGTTACGGGTACAAGAAGAGTTTCATCCTGTTCGATGTGCAAGTGACTAGTAGTGGGATATTTCTCACCAGGAGTGATGTGGAGAACATCGCAAGTAAACTTAACATGAGGGTTGTGCCTAGGGTATGGAATGGGACGCTGAACGAAGCTGTTGATACATTCAAGGACATGAGCGATGCAGTCGTTGCAGGTAAGCCACTCCCTGAGAAAGACCCTTTGTATTCCATCATACGATCAAGGCGAGGGGATGGTTTCACTAAACGATCCTGGCTTGAAGGGTGGGTATTGAAGCCGACCGTTGAGCTGAACACTCGGCTCGGGGCACGCATCATCACCAAGATCAAGATTCGTGACTATCCAGGGATGATGTATGGAGAATAAGGCGAGGGTTCAGAGTTACACCGGCGAGATTCGGGGCTCATGGCCGGATAGTCGCATTGTTAAGGGGATCGAGGACGGGAAGCTGACAGTCTGGGCGATGCATGGGGGTCTCGTTGTTGAGGTTGAGGTTTCGATCACAAACCTGAAGGTGATTACACCAGACATCGACCGGCGTGCGACCCTACCGACACTCTACCCGATGGGTGTGGCAGGATCTAAACATGTCAGACACATAGATCCTTCATCAATCAAGCAGTACTACATCGCACAGTGCGTATCAGTCAGTGAACCAACTTTCAGGCTCGGTTTCCAGTTCAACCCTGATCCAAACATGTTGAGGATGAGCGCGGTGATGTTCGACTCATCTAGATCCACACCCGCTCTCAACCCTTGACAACCCATTACTCCATGCTACAATACCCTCAGTCTCGGTTCATGGCTAGGTTTGGCGTTTTATGGCTATCCGAAGACCACCAACCCCTCACAGTTCTCGTCATCTGTGGGGGGTTGGCTTATTTGTGGGTGTAGTTTTTATCACCTTAGTAGCTGTTACTTTACACAAGATTGCATTACCCCATGACCTTCACTACAATGGCCCTCCATCTAGGAGGTTCAATGACGGTACAGAGTGAAGATGAGAGACTGGCTGACGAAGCACACGACACACTCGCCAATGGAGTCCGGTCGCTGATAGCTGACTACTGCAAAGCAATGGAAGAAACAGACATCGCTCCATTAGTTGGTGGCGTTATTGTTCTTGCTGAAAACACTACACCGGATAGTAATGAGTACATTTTCACACTTAGCGATGATGTGCCACATTGGACTGAGGTTGGGATTCTTCACATGCGTTTGAAGATTGTTGAAACTCTGATGTTGAATTCAGTATTGATGGGTGGGGATGAAGATGAGTAAAGAGGGCCGGTCGAGTACTGAGCGGATCTTTGACGAGAAGATGGAAGGGCTGTTCACTACAGAAGAATTGGCTGAAAGCTATGGGCTGCATCCCACCAACATGCTTTGGATCTGTGTAGCTGCCAAAATGCGGGCTCTTCGTGGTGCAAAATATCTTCAGCCACCAAATCTTCAACCACCAAATCCAGCAACCTATAGCGCTACCCGAGGCAAGCTCTGGTCTAAGGCTGAGTTCGATGAATGGTTCGGTGAGGACTTCTTGATCCAGCTTCATATGGTCCCACCCATCAACCCCAGCTAAGATGAACCAATAACTTTAGGAGTACACATGGCTACCCAATCGAAAACATCTACTGGCAAGCGCAAGCAAGCACCATCCTTTAACGCCTTCACAGCCTCATACAAGAACCACTACATTGTCCATGCCTTTCGTGTTGGTGATGACTTGACGATCTGTGGCCGCAAGATCTTCAAAGATTCAAAGATCAAGTTCAACGAGGAAGCTGAAGGTGCATGTCAAAAGTGTCTCGTGAGACTCTCGATTGAGCGGCGCATTCACCCGGGGTGGGATCTGTAGTGAGGGCAAGGGCAAATAGGAGTCAGGACTACCAACGGAATAGTTTTGATGAATGGATAGACCGATTTGAGCAAAGCAAGTTCTACACACTGATACGATGGGTTGCTTACTTCAACCTATTCATCATCTTCGCGCGAATCCTTCAATACTTACTGGAGTTGTTTTGACTCCATCGCCTCCCCCCGCTGATGATCCAACTGATCCTGATCCAACTGATCCTTTTAGTGAGGTTGTTGAAGCTGTCGATACCCTCAACGAAGCATTCGACCAAACCATCGAAGACCTTCCTCGCTCTAAAGTCGTCGTTGATGACATAGACGAGGAAGCAATCGTCGCTCTTACCTACCCTGATTCGGATTACCGCCAGCCCTGGGATATGCGTGACGATGAGTCCAGTTATGAATACCAACTCTTTTGCGCATTTCGCGACATGGGACTATCTCGTGTTCTCAAAAATGTCGAGGAATATGTCTACGTCAACATCGACGATTTCAAGACGAAACGTGTCCCAGCATATCCACAGATTTACAAAGTTTCCCGAAAGCATGACTGGAAGGAACGGGCAGCATCATGGGATCAACATGAAGAGCACGCCTATCAAGTAGCCCGAGCCCAATCTATCCGTGCAATGGTTACTCGTCATGAGGAAAACATCGTGGAAGCTATCTCAGGCTTAATGATGCCGATACGGGCCTTGGCGCTTCGGATGGAGAATGATCCCAACTTCATTTCCAGTTTGTCTGGCAAAAGTGTAGACAAGCTCATCACGATGGCGAACCGATCGGCTCGTACCATTCCATCTCTCATGCAGGCAGAACGTTTGGCCCGAGGGATGCCAACAGAGATTGTTGCTGGTACAATCGATCACGAGCACACAATCGCCGTCGAGAAAGATCAGATCGGTGACATCCTCGCAATCTTGGGACAAGCAGGTGTTATCCCTGACACCGGCCCAGTTATCGACGTTACAGAGGTCACTGACGCCTCAATGGTCGAGGTATATTCCGTACCCGGCGAAGGTGACGACAGATCCTAAAGTTCCGGGGATACTCCCCAAGCAGCTCGCCTTTGCTCTAATCGAAACGCAAGAGGCACTTTTTGGTGGTGCTGTTGGTGGATCAAAATCTGAGGTCCTCATCCAAGGCGCAACTCAGTGGGTTGATGATTACCCAGTTCACTCTTTACTTCTACGTCGTACTTACAAAGACCTCGATAAGCCAGGTGGATTGATGTTCCGCGCCAGGGAATGGTTCTCTGGTACTGATGCTCACTGGGATGGAATCAACTATCGCTGGACCTTCCCGTCCGGCGCGACGATCAACTTCGGCTACCTCGAACACGAAGGTGATGAGTTCAAATACCAGTCATCCAACTATCACTATGTTGGCTTCGATGAACTTACCCATTTCCCTGAACATCAGTACCTTTACATGTTTTCCCGTATGCGCAAGCTAGGTTCATCTCCTGTTCCCCTGCGTATTCGAGCTGGCACCAACCCTGGTGGCCCTGGACATGAATGGGTGCGTAAACGCTTCAACCTTCCTCATGGGCCACCAGCCGGTTCTAATCGTGTGTTTGTGCAGTCATTCCTTCAAGACAATCTCTTCCTCGAACAAGAGGAATATCGCAAAGGTCTAGACCAACTTGGAGATGTAACTCGCGCGCAACTGCTCGAAGGTGACTGGACTGCAACATCGACTGGTGGTTATTTTGTCGCGGAGAATTTCAAGATCGTCGGCTGGGATGAACTGCCCGACGTGAAGGAATTCGTTGCCATCATCCGTTACTGGGACTTCGCTGCTACTGAACCCTCAGAATCATATCCTGATCCTGACTACACAGTCGGATTGAAACTTGGGATGGTTGCACATGGTGCAATGGACCCGACCCTACCTGACTGGTATGTGCTGGACGTTGAACGATTCCGTGGCAACCCTGGGACAGTCGAGAACCGTATCAAGGCTGTTGCTCAACGTGACGGTCCTCGGGTCGTTCAGTGGCTTGAACAGGAGCGGGGCTCGGCTGGGAAGCACTTGATACGGAACTACAATGTGAATGTTCTCCCTGATCGTGTTGTCCGGCCTTTGTATGTGAATGGCACAAAAGAAGTTCGTGGTGCAATAGCAGCAGCTCGGGCCAATGAGGGTCGTATTTTTCTTGTTGATGGTCCCTGGGTGCCTGACTTTATCTCAGAATGTGCTGTGTTCCCTCTCGGCTCTCATGACGATCAAGTTGACGGTCTATCAAATGCACTTATCTCGATCGAACGGGAGCGTTCCTATTTCGATCAGGGTCGAGTTCGCAAAGTCGGCGGGCTGATGAAGGCTCGCACTCGACGCTCAGAACGCGGGAATGCCGTACCGTTCAAAGGGCATGTTTGATGGATATAGGTGAACATGTTTGAGCCCATCAAATACATGGGACGATTCGCCATAGCTGTACTTGATACCTCAAATCAGCGACGGCTAGATCGCAAATGGAATAAAATCGTTATCAAAACTCCACTTTTAGATGATGTTGAAATTACTGATTACACGATCGCCAGCCTCAATGAAATCAACAAGGCTCGTTCACGTTGCCACACTCTCAGTCACATCTGGAGTCTTGCTCAGTATTCTTCGACCTTCCCCCCAACATACGTCGCTGAATGCCTGCGCTGCTATCCTCATGAGGACTCACGATTTACACTGTTAACGAACCATCTTTTCGATGAAGGGTAGAGACCCGTGGTATTGCCTTTTGAATCTAGATCACAGTTCGACATGCAAGAAGCATTGTTACGTTCTGAATTGAACGCTCTTACGAGTGAGAATACTGAAATGAATAGGTTTCGCTCCTACTTCGAAGGCAACCAGGAGCTTGTGTACTCAACCGAATTGTTCAAGAAGATTTTTGGTGATGCGTTCAGTGGTTTCTCAGACAACTGGGTTAAGGTCATTGTCAATGTTGTAAAAGACAGACTGAAACTAGTGTCCTTTGATTTTGAGGATGATGGCGACTTCACGCTTGCCGATGAGATTTGGCGTGTGCTTCGGCTTAACAACATCAATACCCAGCAGCGAGATCTTCATGAAGGTGTGCTTGTTGAAGGTCGAGCATTCATTATCGTTTGGCCTGATGAAGAGCTTGGGGCAACCGTTGATTGGCAGCCCGGGCAAATCTGCCGAGTATTCTATGACCCTGATCGGCGAACGAAGCCTCTATGGGCGATCAGGCGCTGGGTGACTGAACTTGGGGATACTTACATCACGTTTTACACACCAGAAAATGTGTACAAGTATATCGATCGGAGCATCACATCAACTGGCGGTAATACGTCCGGTTCATCTTCGTCAGCTTTAACCGAGATCCCCGGTGTAGGTGCATTCGGCAATTTAGAGCAACGCATCATTGATAATGAACCATGGCCGCTCCCTAATCCATTCAATCGAGTGCCTGTCGTTGAGTTCAATAACACTTCATATACCTCTGAAATCAAGGATGCGATCCCACAGCAAAATGCACTCAATAAGACCCTTCTTGATATGCTAGTTACTGGTGAGTTCCAGGCTTTCCCCCAGCGTGTTGTTGAGACGATGGCATCCGAACCTGCTGGTGGCTGGACTGCTGGCGCGGGAGAGGTCTGGCACTTCACACCATCAGTGGATGCTGATGGTAAATACATCCCCTCGCAGTTCACGACCTTTGCAGTTGCGGATCCATCAACATACATAGAGCCCATCCAAATGTGGCTCGAACATATGGCACTAACTTCATCTACCCCTGTCCGCTATTTCACCCAATCTGATCGTGGTGGTCGTGGTGACTCCCCATCTGGTGACTCGCTTCTCGTTGATGATAAATCCCTCAATGACAAGGTTGAGGCAAAGCAGGATTTCCTCGATACCGGCTGGATGGAAGTTGCTCGACTGATCGCGATCGCTATCGGGAAGAGTGAAACTCAAACTCTCATTGGCAATGCTGTCTGGCAAGGCCCACAACACGACTACCGCCTCACACGCCTCAAAGAAGGCGTTGAGATGGCGAAGATGAAAATACCTCTCCAATTCATTGTCACCCAGCTCGGGTTCCGGCCTTCAGAAGTTACGATGTTGCTTAAAATGATCGAGGAACGAGAAGCTGAAATTCAAGCTGCCGAAGATGCAGCATTGGCAATGAAGGAAGATGCTACTCCTGCTTTGTCTGTAAGTAGTCCACAATCTGATGCAGGCACTACAGATAATCCCTAGGTCGTTTCTGTGATTTTTCTGTGACTTTCTAGGACATTTCACTTCCCCCAAAATAGCTAATTCTCGTACTAGTCGCCTTTAAGTGGTATCTTGGCATCAAATGCACAAGAACACCCAGGAGGCGCACTGTGCTGAAAGCTGAAAAGTGGTCAATGATCCACCCCTACCCAATTGCATTATTTGGTGCAGATGGCGAGGGTGGAAATGAAGTGACCAAACCCCAGGAGGGTTCGGGCGAACCGGTTGTAACTACAGAGAATACCAACAAGGTTGAGTCTTTTGACGCATCCTATGTTGAGACTCTTCGTAAGGAAGCTGCTGCCCGGCGTACTGCCGCGAAGGAAGCCACAGAGAGAGCCGACAAGTTGCAAGCTGAACTTGAAAAACGGAAGCTCGCTGAGATGGGCGAACTTGATGCAGCAAAGGCACTGCTTGAAGCAGAACAAAAGAAAACCAATGAGCTAACGACTAGTGCTGCCAAGGCACAAACCGAACTTGCTTCAGAGCGTATCAGCAATGCTGTGACACTCGAAGCAATCGAGGCAGGATTCCAGGATCCACGAGATGCCCTTTCGATGATTTCACAGGATGAAATCCTCGATGATGATGGCCAAGTGTCATCGAAAACAGTGAAGGCACGCTTGAAGGCTTTGGCCGACAAGAAGCCATATTTGCTGAAGAAGGCAAGTGTTGGATCTGGTGATGGTGGAGCGGGAGTTATAACTCCTGAAAACCCGAAGGATTTCGATTCAAAAGTCAAGGCTTATAGGGACAGATTTACAACTACTGGTGGGCGTATCTAAGTGAATGTTGGCAAACGTCATCATTCACTATCGCCACTAGAGAAAGGCAATAATGCAACCAGACCAAACACCAGAGGGCGGTAAGTTCCGCGCTACTGCTGCTGCAGCACTTGATGGTGTCGCAGGAGTCTGGGGTAACGGTGACATGCTCTGCGTACAGTTCGACGGTTCTGGAAACTTGATTCTCAGTGGAATTGGCGACAATTGCGAGGGTGTCATTTGGACTTCAGAAGGCCGTAAGACTAGCGAACCACCCCTCGCCGCAGACAAGAAAGTCATCGGGGGCCGTAAGTACACGGTCTTCACCTATGCTCAGTTTGTTGAGGCAGAAACGGCTTCTGTCCCAGCACTGTCAGCAGGTGATGCTCTCTATGCAATTGCTAGTGGTGGGGTTACGGCCGCACCAGTAGCACTCGACAACGACATCTATGTTGGTACCGTTCTTGCTGGAGGCTCACGTCTCCTCATCAACGTCAATGGCCGACCAGTTTCGCCGTAGGAGGTAATAATGAGTAACAACACTCTCATAAACAGCTCCCTACTTCGCGGAGCTATGGAAAATCCATATGGTCGCTTGATTGAGATTTTCGGTCTCAAAGAAGGTCGCAAGCTCTTCGGTGCAGATGGTGATGGTGCAGCTCCTGCTGGCTTCATGTCTCGCTCTGATCTGCTGGAGACCATCCCAGGCAACCGTGGCGTCACTGTTGATGGACAGAACCTGAACGAGATCTGGATGGAGATGCAGGCGATGCTTGCAGCTTTCAACGGATCAAACGATCAACTCGTCTCTCTTCTGTCGTTCCCAACGATCATCGCTAACGAAAAGGTCGGGGTTCCCTCGAACCCAGGGTTCCAACGAGCAACTGAATACGGACGCCCCTCCAAGGTGCGTCTCACTCAGATCGCTCGTGGGTTTCCGATCGATCACTTCGATATTGGTGACGGATACACTCAGGAGTACATCGATACAGCAACCGGTGCACAGATTGTCGCCATCCAGGCAACGATCCTTAATGCATGGTCGAGCCTGGAGCGGGAAATTGTCCTTGAAGCGCTGTTCAATAACACGAACACCACCGACAAGGACAACATCCTCGTAAAGCGGCTTTACAACGGTGATGGTGAAGTACCACCAGCGATCAAGCGCTGGACGCATTCAGGCACCCACACGCACTACCTTGCAAACGGTGGTGCTGGCTTCACGCAGGCCAACTTGGACACGATGGGAACCCACCTTGTCCACCACGGCTTCCGTGAATATGGTGACGCAGCGTTCATTTTGCTGGCACATCGTGATGATGTGGCAGCAGTTCGCGCGATGGCTGGGTTCGTCCCTGCTGCTTCGGGCGAGTTCCCAAGCATCCTCTCTGGTTCTGGAGTTATCCAGGGCATACAGCGGACTGAGGGAACTTCGAACCTGCGAGTTGAAGGTTGGGTGAACGATTGGACTGTAGTGCAGTTCAATGACATGCCAACTGGTTACCTGCTCGGTATCGTCTCTGGCGGTCCCATGGATGCACGCAATATCGTTGGTAGACGTCTGCACGAGAACCCTTCGGCCCGAGGCTTGCGTCTCATCGAAGGTAACCGTCAGAACTACCCACTGTATGACTCGGTGTACGACGGTTATGTCGGTGCTGGTGTCGGTCAGCGTGGTGCTGGTGTCATCATGCAGGATGCTGCTGCATACTCAGTGCCAGCCTTTAGTACCGGAAACTAATAGCGACAGCAAACAATGTGGAAGGGGTAGGGCCGAACGCACTCCCGGTCCTACCCCATCCACTCAAAGGAATGCAAAACATGAATACTGAACCATCAGAGACGGCTGAGACGATTGCTGAAGCTCAACCACTCACACATGATCAACGTGTGACAATGAACGAAACCATTCGCGAATACAACAGAAAAGGTCAACCCGAGAGAGCTGAGCCATACCGTATCGCACTCGCCAATAACGTCATGTACGTTGAGCCCGAGGTTGACGATTCGGCAGAGGTCGAGGTTGTTCCTCAACCGGCAAAGTCATCCAAGAAGGAAGTTTGGCAAGCATATGCTATTGAGATTTCTGACATCGATCCTGAGGTAATTAACAATGCTTCAAGAAAAGATGTCATCACGATGCTTGTCGTAAATGAGTTAATTGAACGGCCGTAAACGAAACTAGTAGTTGATGAATGAAAAATGAAACTAGTAGCTGATCTTCAGCACCTCGACATTCGCTATCCCAATACCCTCCACCTATCATGCCACTACACGTCTAAGGAGCACTAATGGCTAAATTTCAACGAGTAGCTCCAGACCCGAGTGAGGTAATCAATACCCCTCAGAGTCTGGGGGAAGCTGAAACTGAGTGGGGTGATGCTCTCTTGGCGATGGAAAACTTGCGCGTCGAACGTGTCAGCAAAAGAGAGAGTCTAGGTCGTACCGCATGGCGCGAATACAACCACTCAACATCCAATAGGCAGATCGAGGTCTCTGATCGACTTGCTGCTGCCGAGAAGACTCTAAGTCGTTTCAAGGGCACGACAGATGGACAGAGGGTCCAAATTGGTGTCGCCTCAGAGAAGAACAAGGCAGGTAAAGGCTAATGGGTAACATTGTACTCAACGACTCTCTTGGTCGTATTGCTGAGATTGTCCAAGACGGTGGTGACATTATTTTTGTCCCAATGTCGGCAGTTGATATTGACGCAACTATCAAAGATGGATATGGAGCAGGGAACCCAACATTCCTCTCTGATTTTCTAGCAGCAGCCGGGAACACTGAGCAGACAACTTCATGGTCACGCAAAGTGGTTCTGAATGCAGCACTAACCATTACTATTGACGACACGGCCAATTCTGTACGCGTCGAAGTCCCCGACCAAATATGGGTTGGACCAACAGCAGGCAATAACACTGTGAAGCTCATTCCTTGCCTCGATGGTGCTAGTGATGCTGCTCGTGAAGTTCTGACTGCACATGATTTTGCTGTCACTGCTGATGGCAATGATGTGACGGGTGACTTCAATCCAGCAGTTGGTTTCTGGGGCTCCAGCTAGTCGAGATAATTGCAACAAACTTCGATACTTTTGGTATTGTTGTGATGCTTTTTGTCCCTGAATTCTATACAAATTAGTGTGACATGGCTATAACAAAAGTTCAGTCCAACTCTGGGTTCGATCCAAACCTAGTCTTGACAGTTACAGTGACGTGGGCTACAGCAC